ACTTGATAATGCCCGTTCCCTCCTTGCTTGGACTTGTTGTTCCGCAGTAGCACGCAGATTGCTATTATGTTTTCGAATGTCGTCAGTCAGCCATTGAAGATATTGACGTATTTCTTTTAAATCTTTTTCAAGCTGTGACTGAATTGCTTCGTGGTTGGAATCTTCCCTCGCGTAGGTTAGGTGTATTTCCCTATCATCCTGAATCTCACCGATTGGCGGTCCACTCGTGTAAGTTGAGGGCCTGCATTTAAACAATGAGGAGTTTCCAGAGAAAGGAATTGCAACAGTAATCTGATTCATTTTGGCTTTCCTTAGACGTCCATAGTCAGAAACTTCTTTGACAACTTCCCGTTCATCGGCAATTTGAATCTGATTTTCATGCAGAACTGGCGCTTCGTAATGAAATTTATCCTCAAGATAGTTAATCAAGTCTGCGGGACTAGCATTTAAAATATAATCACGGTCCATGCGGTCTATTTCTCCGGCCATATTTCTCTTTGAAGTATCTAGAACATCACTTAAATTATGTTCGTTAAACATATAAGAACGTATATTCATTCCACTCACTCCTTTTGCAAAATTATTGATAAAAGCTATTTATTGTTGATTTTTTCCCTTAACTTTTGTGCCTTATATGGGCCAACGTAAAGTGTATCAAGCATCTGATTTATAAACTCACGGCAGGTAGTCACATCCTCGCCGGTGGTTACAAAAGGGGTGTCAGGCTTAGGATGTGCAATTTCATTCCCAAGGAGTCGTACACAATCTATCATATCGGCTAGTGGCGTACTTATAAATCCTTTGGTAGCTAAGTCTTTGACTTCTTCAAATAAGTTCTTGCCCGCAGCACCTTTCTCACGGCAAATACTTTGAACAGCACTTCGTAGAAGAAGACCGGCGCCACGGTAAGATGTTGCTCTATAAGAAAGTTCAGCTTGGCGAAGATCCTCGCAAATTGCTGCAGGAACAATGCTTTCATCCGAATATTCGCTCTTTTCAACGGTGGTCAGAAAGGGGTATATTCTCCTGCCTGCTGAGTAGCGTTGATTGCTAAAATAATCATCTTTATACGTCCAATATAAGAGTATATCACTGGCACATTGAGTACATTTTAGCAAGTAGTTATATACTAGCATATCTGAATCTGGAAGTTGAACATGCCTACTTGCTGGCGTGGTGTCGCAATATAATATAGTTGCATCAGTATGGACGCCACAAATCGGGCATGTAACTGCAATGGTTTCGCCCATCTTAGGTATTCTATAAAAAGCATCCTGGAAAGTAGCACCCCAAGTCATCATTTTTAACACCGCCTATTTTAAATTCATAGCAATTTACTCTAATACTTCTTCAAAGGCCTCTCTTCCTATTGGATCGCAAGTAGTTCCTTATCTTCCTGGTGCTTCTTTTATTTTAGCGGAACAATTTCATAGTCAAAAATACGCTCACTAAGCTGTGCCTGGTATAATCTTGGCTGATACTTAATTTTCCGGACAAAGTCTTTTATCTCATGGATTCGTTCAGGTGTTGCCTTGCATCCAATGATGATGGCTGATAGGCGATATACATGATAGTAGACCTTACCAACATACCCAGGCGTGATTAAGCGATATTCATCTTCGTATGACCAATCACTTGACTTCGTAATAATACTTTGGTATAACGCATTAGCTTGCGGTATGCTATCATCAAAAATACGACAAACTGCACGTTCATCTGCATACTTAAGGGGCTGGAGGACCAATGGACTAACTTTCTCAACTCCATCAGGCAAGTAAAAATGTTCTCCTTTTTCAGGAAAAGTCCATTCTAAGCAAATTCCTTGGTACCCCTCAGCATAATGGGCCCACATTGGTGAATTACGTGGTTTAGTAGTAAAGCAAGAAACACCCATAAGGTTGCGCAGGCCTTTTTTGCTTTCACAGGCAAAGTGTTCGATCCCATTCTTGCCACGAAAAGCTTGATTCTCAAGGAGGTGCTTTTTAGCATTGCGTACAGACTCAGTTTTGTGTATCCCTAGCTTTTTTCGTAATATACGGGAATAATGTTGTACTTGTTCTTTATGGGTAGCAGTATAATCGTAAACAGGATTGAAGTCAAACGGATCATTAAAGACCACGGGACTGGCGAGATATACTGCGTTTTCTAACAGATTCTGCCTGGTGTAATCCCCGCTTGTCCCAGTCCAGGGTGCATATTTATAAAATTTCATAGCTTTGTTGCTATCTTATTCTGGATGACGTGGAGAATGAAAGTTCCAACCGGGGGTATTCGTGCCATAGCAAACATTCGTGCCTGCATATCATTCTCGAAATTATCAATCAAATCATCTGTCAGTTCGTCGTTGCCCGTAGCAATTCGTAACATTTCCCTTGCGTAAATCGTTAGCACCAACAATGGGTGAGGATAAGAGTTTGGCTTGCCGAACATTGTATTAAAGTAGAGTAAGTAGTAACTAAATAAATTGGAGTCCCAGATTCGAAGGCAATAGTCTTCCAAATCTTCAACTGTTACATTGGTTATCTCAAGAAGCTCTGGCTTATTCTTTACCATTTCACTATATAACCAGGCACAGTATGCTTGTGTCAGATATGCAAAACGTACGCCGTCACGCTTCTTGATGTGTCCTAAAAAATCAAATACTGGTTTGCCGTTATCGTCCGGCTTAAACAAATCTGTCACAAGAATCTTGGGAGTTTCGTAGAGTATCAACTGTTGCAATGATAAGGGCTTCTTGGATAGGTATTCACCATTGACCCGCGGTTTCTCCAGTGTTGATGTAAAGGACTTCATGAACGCATCCTGATCCGATGACATAAATGAAGAGAAAAATCCTTCTTTGTTTAAGGATTCATTAGATGTTGGAATTACAGGATAGTTTTTATACAGCGCATGCTCAAGCACCTTGTCCATGTGAAAGACGTAAGTTTCGATACTAATGAGACCGTTTTCCTCAGCCTTAATCATACAAGAATTATAAGAGGAAGCTATCTTCTGCCGTACAAGTCGCATCTGTTCAATCGTTTCTTCAGACATGCCCGACTCCCTGATTTTGTTTTCAACCTCCGTAACCGTAGCCATTTACAACACCTCCATGATATCAATATAGCTTATTTCTTCATTTACCATATAAAACCTTTTTAGTAGGATGAATTATGACAATGGTAAGACTTTGTACCACCAAATCAATGATTTACTAAACTGAATACTACCTCAATAACAAAAGACACAGGATTATATGCTAATCCTGTGCCTTTGCTATATGTGGTTTAATTATCTCTTTCATCCATGGTCCTTCGAATTGAATCAATGAAGTCATCATCGTTATCTTCATCTCTAGTAACAGCTGCTGCCTTAGCTATCACGCGGAGTCTTCGTACTGGTGCTGCTACTTCCATGGCGTTATTATCCTCTGTTTCATCAGCAACTTCCCTATTGTGACTTCCAAGGGCTTGAATGGTGCTATGCTGAATTTCTAGCCGTAGTCTTTCTGGAGTGATGGCGGCTGGTAATGTTATTAAGCCGTCCTCTATAAGCACGTTTATAGCACCTTCAGCACTAGCAAACGCCCAGCGTGAGACATCAACACTAATCGATTGTATCAAGGTTACTAATCGGTCATCTCTTTGTGCTTGGTCTTCAAGGATTGGTAAGATAGTACGGTATCGTCTAGCGACTTCTCGCCACCCATCGAATTCCTCTCCTTGTTCAATTTGGTTCACTTTGGCTTCGCTTACATCTAGATATCTGGAGACTAGACGTATGGATGCATTCGTTTGAGAGCGCCGACGTTCGGATAGCTCTTCCCCAATCACTGCTATTGATCTTGATGCCACAATACCACATTCCCTTCTAGCACTTTTTTTGTCATTATATAGACAAATGACATTATAACATGAAAAAATGATTATTTTAAACCCATATATTAAGTCATATTTATTGATACTCAGTGTGCCGACTAATCATCGGGGCACTTTTTTTATTTAGTCCTAAAATATTTAACGAGTCATCCATATAACTGTATTAGAAAATGATACCAACACCGACATAGGAGGTCACACAACAATGGCTGAACCAAATGCAACTCCACCGGAGGGCCAACCAGGAACTCCACCTGAGGGGCTGACTGATCAGAAACTTCCTACGACTATCGAGGAACTACAAGCTCTGCTTCAATCCGAGTCTGATAAAAGAGTTACTACTGCTCTACAGACAGCACAAGCCAAATTCACCGCTAAGCTTGAAACTGAAAAAACAGAAGCTGTCCGACTTGCTAAGATGTCTGCTGATCAACGAGACAAAGAATTGTTTGATAAGCAAAAGAATGATTTCGTTCAACAACAGTCAGCGTTCAATCGTGAAAAGCTGTTAAACGTAACAATGGTTGAAATGCAAAAAGAATCCTTACCGATTTTATTTGCTGAGCATCTACTAGCGAACACAGCCGAGGAAGTTGCTGAGAATATTAAAAGCTTCAAAACAGCATGGCAAGATGCTCTCCAGAAGGCCGTAGACGATCGGCTAAAAGGCACAACGCCTAAAGCAGGGTCAGAAACCAAAACCACTAGCCACAGCTTCATGGACACTATTAACAAAAACAAAATTCGATAACGGAGGTAATATAATATGTCGCAAATTCTATCTGCAAATTTATCCGGTTTTATCCCTACTGAAGTGTCTAACGAAATCATCGCCGGTGTTACTCGTGGATCAGCTGTAATGGGTTTAGCTAAATCAATTTCAATGACTACTCCTGAAAAGAAGTTCAATGTTCTTGCTAAAGGTGCTGGCGCTTACTGGGTGGGTGAAGGCCAAAAGATCCAAACATCTGCTAATGAATATGTACAGGTAAAGATGGTAGCTAAAAAAATAGCTGTAATCATACCTGTAAGTAACGAAGCCCTACGTGATTCCACTATCGACGTTTTTGCTGAGCATAAAACACAAATTGCTGAAGCTTTTGCTAAGAAATTTGACGAAGCGGCTATCTTTGGTGCTGATTCACCTTATGGTGTTGGCGAGTCCATCTTGGAAAAAATCGTTGAAGCCGGTAATGAGTTCACACTTGGTTCTGTAGTCGGACAAGCAATCGGTGGAGATGTTAGTGATCTAATGGCACTGATCGAAGCTGAGGGTTATGATGTAAACGCTTTTGCAGCACCAATTAGTTTCAAGAACGCCCTACGTAAAGCCAAAGACGATGCTGGCAATTCCCTTTTTCGCGACATCACAAAAGATGCCCCTGCTGAGCTGTACGGTCAAACCCTTGGCTATGTACGTAACGGCGCTTTCGATACTACTAAATCCAAAATGATCTGCGGTAACTTTGACTATGCTTTCGTCGGTGTACTAGATGATATCACATACAAGATCGCTACTGAAGGCTCAGTTGGAAATATTAACCTTTTCGAACAAGATATGGTGGCTATCAGGGCCACAATGACTATCGGTTTCCTAGTAGTGAAAAGCGAGGCTTTCGCAAACTTGAAATAAGGATGGAGGTGGCTCACGCCACCTTACCCCTTTGCTGTAGGAGGTTTCACCCATGAAAATTGTTAAAGACGGCAGCATCTTGGATGTGTCCGAAAAAGCTTATGAGGTTATCTATAAATCACATGGCTACACCGAATACGTAGAGGAAGCGATAAAGCCCTCTTCTAATAAGAAAGCTCCAAAAGCTGGTGAACCATGTTAATTACAACTAAGATTCTGCTTGGCATGGATATCAATAACTACACAAAAGATCAGGTAATCAACACCTATATCGAGGTTATGGCTAGTAAGGTTGAGATTTACTGCAATATAAAAGGGATACCGGCCAACATGGAAGGTATCGTCGCTGAAATGACTGCCGCACTTTATCGCAAACAGTACGGTGATGTGTCACAGGCTAGTGCCTCAGTCGGCAAGATAAAGAGTGAGACGGTCGGTAATCACAAAATTGAATACGAAACAGGTAGCACTACAACCACTAGTACTAGCCTAACGCAAGACATCCTGAACGATCACAAGATGCAGCTTAATCCCTTTCGCCGCATCAAGTTCGTGTAGGAGGCTGGCACATGATATCACCTAACATGCTTCCTCAAACTTGCCAAGTGTTTCGTACAGTAGCTGATGAGTCCAAATCATACGTGACCACCGATGAACAATTAATTGGAGAATATGCTTGCTACATCAGCCAAAAGAAATCTGGCCAACAGGTGCAGTTAAGACCACAGAACGTCGTCTCAGTTGATTTAGAAGTTCTCATGAATCTACCAGCTGACATACAGCAAGGTGACCGCTTGGAGTGCGATGGTGTATCTTACTCTGTTGGATTCATATATAAGCCAGCTAACAGGCACATTCAGGCAGATTTACACTGCGATGGTGAGTTGTAATGCTGGAACTAGCTGATTTAATCAGCAACTTAACAGCTGCTAAAGGCAACGTTAAGCAGAGTAAGAAAGCCTTCCTCGATGAGGTAGGCAAGGAAGTAGTAAATGCAGTCAAAGCTGGAACGCCTGTCGACTCTGGCAAACTTAAGGACAGCATCAAATACCAAATCATCGAAAATGACACCGTGGAAGTCGTTTCAGATGTTGAGTACGCTCCCTATGTTGACATGGGGCATGTGCGCGGCAATTCATTCGTGCCAGGTGTTCACATGTTTGATAAAGCAATGCAAAAAGCTGAGCCAATAGTAGCCAAAGAGGTTGATAGGCTATTAAATAAATTGAAAATCTTAGGGTGATGAATATGAATTTGTTCAATATTCTCGAAGCTATATGCGACAAGATAAAGCTCAGATTCCCTGAAAATCCAATATACATCATGCAAGTGCCACAGGGCTTTAAACGCCCATCATTCTACGTAAACCTTGTCAGCTATAGCGATCGGGACTTATGCAAAGATGGATTGTGGCGCAAGGCAATGTTTGAAATTGTGTTGTTTGCTGAGCAAGATGCCAAGGGTACCGTAAGCACATTCAAGCAATTAATGGCCCAACAGCAACTCACGCAGATATTTCAGAGTCAATCGTTACAGGTAAAGGATCGATTCTTAAAGATAGACAATGTTTATGGCGCAAGCCGTGACAGTGAAATATATCTTACTCTCTCATTAGAATATGGCTTTACCCCTGACAAATTCGATGGTGAAGACCCAGAGAATAACATCGAGTTGATGAAAGAGTTTTCTATTAAATATCAGTAGGAGGACGATAAACATGGCATTCCCTAAAATTAATATCCTGTTTCGCAGTGTAGCATCGACCATGATCAAACGTGGCAACAAAGGTATTGTGTACGTCATCCTTAAAGATGTCGTAGGAGTCAAAGGCACATACGAAATGGCTAGTTCAACTGATGTCCCTGCCGGTTTAAATGCTTACAACAAAAAGCAACTTGCCTTCATCTTCCAAGGCGGCACTAATGCTCCAAAGAAAGTAATTGCTTTCGTACAGGATACAACTGTTACTGATATCGTGGCTGCCCTCAAATACGCTGAAGCAGTCAAGTTCGATTATCTTTGTATGCCTGGCGCAGTGACCGCTGAGTGCACTGCAATCGCGACTTCAGTAAAAGGCATGCG